CCTGACGCTATTGACTGGTTGAGTGAAGAAAAGTATAACATTATGAAGGAGAAATATAACAATATGCCAAAGAAAAAAAAGAAAAAAGCTAAGAAGAAAAAAGCTAAAGTTAAAAAGAAAAAGAGAAAATAGTTAGGATGTGGAGTCCTGATCAGATTTTTTATGTGATGATAGTTATAACTTTACTGTCATGTCTTTACTTTCTGACTTTGATTCCTCACTAGGGTTTAAAAGCTCTTTAGCTTCCAATACTTTCTCGTTCTTCTCTCTGATTGTTCTCATTCTTTCATAGAGTTGATCGAGATTAAGATCGTCGATCTTGCCGTGTCTAATAATCTTTTGATCTATATAATATCCAGCCACTTTACCGCGAGCTATTTCAGTTGTAGCTGCAGCGGCTAGATTCCTATTGTCTTTTTTAGCTCGGTCTCTAATATTTCCAAGCTCTTCTAAATGTCTTTCAAAGCTGATGCCATATTTCTGCCTTACTTCATCCCTGAGATTACTGATGAAAGCACACACGAGTGGGTAGTGATTTGGGTTAGTTAGTTTAGAACCTTCAGACGGCGCGTCGGAATATCCTGCGAGTCTAGCTGCCTCTGTTTTGGTTATAGGGCTTCCTTCCACCCCATACACTATGAGTTGGGCAAACTTCATTTGTCTAGTCGTTAGTTGTTTGGCTGGTCCTGGCATAATCTTGCCATTCTATATAAAATATATTATAAGTGCAACCCGATGGTTAATGGAAAGACATTCAGACACGCATTAGATAAATTTTTTAAATCTCCTGTTTGCCAGGATGCACGAGTTCAGGTGGAGCTTCCTAATAAGGAATTATACGATATTGTTGGGGTGGACCTGCTGGAAAATAATCTTTTAGGAGATAATCAGACACACAGACTTGTACTCCGATGTCAAAAACCCATATGGAAAATGGGGAAAATCATTGGTAAATTATAAATAGGACTTGGGGTGGTTAGACCGGTCATTACTGAGCGACAACTTTGGAGAAAATTAAAAAATGAGTCTAAAAGAATTACATGGACAAGGCTGGAAAATTGGGCTTTATTCGGCACTCCTGATCTGTTGGGCTACGCTCCTAGTGGCAACTTTTTCACTGTTGAATTAAAAGCAACTCCACCAAAAAAACCCAATTTGGTACGGTTCTCCCCGCACCAAATATCCTTTCACATTAAGCACAAAAAAAATACTTTTATTCTGGTTGCTTGTACCCTGGATCAAGGGCTTGTGCGCTTGTACCCTGGCTCCAGGATCCTTGAGCTTGTAGACTCAGGCTTGAGGCTTGAGCCCTCAGCTTGTGGTCTTGCTTCCTGTTCCCGGTTCCTAGAAAAAATTTAGTGTATTTTATATTGAACTTCTTTGACATCTTTTGACCAGCATGCGCGGCAGCTGCCGCAAACGTTCCCTTGATCCGGCGCCGGGCACACGTGACCAGCGCGCGGCTTCGTCACGACTGTAGACCAGTGGTCCCAGGCCCTGCCGGGCTTCGTATCATTCTTGGCGTTGCTTAATCTTATTATTAAATTTTTCGGGATGCTTGAACCCTGAATAGGTAGGTATTGTCTCTCTTGTGTTGGCAGCCAGTGTTGTGTATCCGGCGTCGCTTCACATACTTCAAAAATATTTTTTAAATGTTGCACGCTCTGCAGGTCCCCTGAATCGTGCCATCTAAAAAATTTTTTTCCTTTAATTAAAACAGCCATGGCCTCGATCCATTGCGGATGGTCCAGACTCTCCAGCCTCCGGGTCAAGGCGTCCTTGACGTTCGGGAAGTTGTAACGGCCCTTGAATGCATAGCAGCCATAGCATGGCGTGCCCGGGATCTCGCGCAGCTTCGCGCCTGTCTTGCAGGCTCTGGCCGGCAGGTTATATGAGCCCTCAGGCATCTTGCCTGGAGCGCTCAGCCCTCCGGTTATTTTCTCTGCTTCGTATTTGTACATATCTTATAATATCCTACAGCTTGCAGCCTGTCAACCTGGTTGCTTGAACCCTGGTTCATTATGGGAGGGCCCACCCGCTTGAGAGCTTGAAACCTTGTCTTTAGGTTTCCATCCATCCGGCGGCGCGTTTTCTTTATTTAATTCTTTTATTATTTTGCTGAGTCGCATTCTTTTTGGCCGGGCGCGCCTGGCGGCGCGCTCAGCGTTTAATTGTGAGAATGTTTTGTTAATCAAGTAGCACCATGTATTGGGTCGGAAAATATTTTTTAAACCAATCTAGGCCAGCCCGGACGATGTCCCAGGCCTCAAAGCGTTCCGCACCGATGATGGTATCATAGACGCTGGCCGCATAACCTGGCACCGCTGTCTCTTCACCGGAGAATCTATTCGCAATAATAATGGACCCTTCAGTGTATACACTACAGTCGAATGGCATCGTGATTTTTTTACCGTGCCAATCAACTATTTTCTTTTTTGGTTTTTCATGTTTAATCATAATCCCACTATATCCCAGAGCCCTGGAGCTGTCAAGCTCCAACGGTGCAAACTATAAAATATTTTCCTTCTGGCTTTAATTCTTTTAAAGCTTGTAGTTTTTTTTCAGCTGCTTGTAGGCTTGAGAACTCATCATTAGCCATTGATTCTGTGTAAAATTGGCCGTGATAATTTTCTAATATGTAGTACATTTTTTTCCTTTAAATTTTTCTTATATCTTTATGATTAAATATTACAGACCGCGCACCCTTCAGGCTAATAGTTTGCTTTTTATTTTGAGTTGCAATTTTTAGCATTTTTTCCAGGATTAATATTTTATCCTTGCGGCTGTGGTATTTGTCTAAGAAGTTTGATAATTTCATAATCCCACTATATCCCAGGCCCCGGGATCCTGCAAGTAACAAAATGTTACCAAATGTTACTGGTAATATTCTGTAACAATTTGTTACTTTACTTATCTCGGAAAATCCTATATACTTGGCCGGTGGCTGGGGATGGCGGCTAATATATATTCGGGCGGGCCCACCCTGGGAGGGCCCACCCCCCTCCCAGACTCCCGGTAGCGGGAGGGTGGGAAATTTTTGTAGCTTGAGAACTTATTGCAAAAGCGCGCTGCGCGCGCTTGCGGCCTCATTATCATTTTTTATTTTTTTTTCGAATTCAACTAAAAAGAGAATTCAACTAAAAAGAGAATTCAACCTATAGTTGTGCCTAAATATCAAACAAAAATAATATTGCTAGTCCAATGAAAAATAACATTGGGTAAAATAAAATACTATCTACAACCAAAAGATCACCCAAAGTCCGAGAGCAAGGCAAAAAATATTTCCTGCCCAAACCCATTTTGGATAAGTCTTGATTATTTCTTTAATTGTGTTTCCATATATTATCATAATTTTCTTTCTCACTTTTGCCGCCTAAAGAGTTGCGTTGCAAATTCTAGGCGGTTCAAGTTTTATTCTTTTATCATCATTCAGCCTAGCCGAAATATCTTAAAGAATTATTATCCTATATATTCCCATTGACAATGCTTGTCAATAGTCTATAAATTTATTTATGTTTAATTTAACTGAAAGGATAAACAATGAGTAGATTAAGATTAAATCAAGACTTAAGAAATAAGATCAGTAGCCGTTGGCGAGTTCATGCTGAACAAGAGGAAACTGACGAGAAAGAAAAATACTTTCAAGAAAGGGAAAGTATTAAATCTGAACAAGATAGTGCGTGGGATTTAACTCACACTATTGTTAGACGACATTATACTGATGATGATGTTAAAAAAGCAAGATACCTACAAAACAAGTTTGATAATGTAGATACTATCGCAAGTGATAGTTGCTTTCATCTTGGTTACATGGGCAAAGCCGAAGAACGTGATGATGATGATAATTTTAAAATGGTTGATAAAAGAATATCACACCACTTTGATTTTAAGATTGATGGTGGCATAGGTGGTCAAGATAATGGCAGACATGACCATGATTTTGGATATGCTTATTTTCGTGATGAACTGAAAGCACAAGATAATTGCAATCCAGACATCAACATTGAAATGGCAGACAAGGAACGCAATCCACATCAAACTAAATTTCAAGACGCAAACGCAAAGTATCTTGGAACAAATGGTGGAAGTGATAATCAAACATCATACGCAAAAGAATGGAATGATGATTATAAGTTAGATTTAATTGGTCGAGAGTATTGTCGAGATAGACAACTCGATTGTTCCAAACAAGAGTTTGATCAATTAATGATATGGCAACAAGCCAAAGGAA